GATATACGTTATACAAAAATAACTGAAAAAATAATGAAAAAATATTATTATGATATGTTTGATTTTTTTAATCCTATTTTCAAAAAACATTTAAATAATATTGATATTGAAAAAATAATGCAATTTATGTTAGAAAATGATACTGCGAAAACATTTTTTAAATCAACTTCATTTATAAATTCATTAAAAAAAGAAGAAATAATATTACTTATGGTTTTTTTCCGTTTAAGAGTTATTTATCAAGCTAAAAGTTTTTTTGAAAAATTAGATAAAATTATAATAAATGATAATGTTTCAGATTTACATTTTAATAGTTTACAAGAAGTTTATGATATGCCATCATTTAATAAATGGGTAAAAACATATAATAGATGGTTAAATTCATCTAAAAAAACAGTTCAAAGATTTGAACAAAAAGGTGGAAATATCAATCAATTTTTAAAATAAGGATAAATGTAATATGATTCATATTAGCGAAATGTTTTCAAGTTTTCAAGGTGAAGGTGTTTATAATGGAAAACCTACATATTTTATTAGATTTTTTGGATGTAATTTAAAATGTGATGGTTTTGGTCAAAAAAATCCAACTCATAAAGAAGAATATGTATTACCATATAAAACTATCAATATAGATAATATTAAAACATTAGATGATTTACCAGTTTTTGAAACGGGATGTGATAGTAGTTATTCATGGTATTCTAAATATAAAAAATTTATTAAAAAATTAACATATTATGAAATATTTAAAAAAATACAAAATGATGTTTTAAACGATTTCAATACAGATATTTGTGATACAGAAACAAATGATAATGTAATTATACCAGGATGGTATAATACAAAAACAGGAAATGATATACAATTATGTTTCACTGGGGGTGAACCATTATTATTTCAAAAACAAATAAATGGAATTTGTGAAATATTAAATGAAAATGAATCAAATCCACCATTAATAACTATAGAAACAAATGCTACACAAAAAATCAATAAATTAAATATATGTCAATATACTGACAATTTACATTTTAGCTGTAGTCCAAAATTATATAATGTAACAGGTGAAGAAAATGTTATAAAAGAAGATATTATAAAACAATATATTGATAAAGCAAATTCTGGTTGTATAAAATTCGTACATAATGGAACAAAAAATACATGGTTAGAAATAGATGAAGTAATGAATAAATTAAAATTTTTAACCAATACTCCAAATTGGAGTATATGGATAATGCCAGTAAATTCAACAATAGAAACACAAACACCAGAACATTTACAACCAATAATAATGGAATCATTAAAAAGAGGTTTCAATGTATCAATGCGTTCACATATAATTGTTTTTGGAAATAAAATAGGTAAATAATGTCTGAAATAAAAACTAAAGAACATATAATAATTCAAAGTATACTTTTTAATAATGATTTTGCATATAAATCTATAACATATATAAAACCAGAATATTTTCCTGAATATAATGATCAACAATTATTTAAAATAATAAAAAATTTTTTTTTAAAGAATAATATTGTACCACAAAAAAATATTATTCATATAGAATTAAATGATACAACACATATTAATTCAACTGATATAACAGAAATAAGAAAAACAATAGATATATTATGTGATGAAAAAAACAAAAAAGATTATATAAAAAATACAAAATGGTTATTAGAAAAAACAGAAGAATGGTGTAAAGATAGAAATATATATTTAGGTATAATGAAATGTATATCAATATATGATGGATTAGATAAAACATTAAATATTGATGCAATACCTGATATAATGAAAAAAGCATTAAGCACAAGTTTTGAAACTAAAATAGGAACAGATTGGATAGAAGATGCTAGTAAAAGATTTGATGAATATGTAAAATTAGAAAATAAAATACCATTTCGTTTAGATATTTTTAATAAAATAACAAATAATGGTATACCTAAGAAAACATTAAATATTATTTTAGCAGGTTTTCATGTAGGAAAAACTATGTCATTAGTTAGTTTAGCTTGTGATTATTCACGTTTAGGTTTTAATGTTTTATATATTAGTATGGAAATGGGTGAACATGAAATAATGACACGTATAGATGCTAATATGTTAAAAACTGATATGGATAAAATATCAGAATTAGGTAAAGAAAAGTTTATTTCTAATATAATAAAATTAAAACAACAAAGTTATGGACAAATAAAAGCAATACAATACCCAACAAGTATTGGACATATTGGACATTTTAAACAAGCATTAAATGATTTTCATTTAAAACAAAATTGGATACCAGGTATCATTATAATTGATTATTTAGGTATAACTGCTAGTGCAAGATTAGCAACGGGTACTGCAAATAGTCATTTTTATTTAAAAAGTGTTTCAGAAGAATTAAGAGCTTTAGCTGTTGAATATGATGTACCTGTTTGGAGTGCTATGCAAATTAAACGTGAATCATTAGGGGCTAGTGATATGGATATGCAAGATATTGCTGAAAGTATAGGAATTGTTGGTGTAGCAGATTTGATATTGGGTTTTATGCGTAATCCAGAAAAAGATTTATTAAATCGTATATATGTTAAACAATTAAAAAACCGTTATCAAAATCTTAGTAAATTTCCTAATTTTGATATTGGTTCAAATTTAGATCAACAAACATTATATGATATTGATTATAAATGTAAAATAAATCAATCAGCTGTTGAAGCACCAAATTTTTCAACAAATTTAACAAGAATACAAAAATATACATCATTAGAATATTGATAAATTATATTTTATATCATTTTTTTCTAAAATTTTATCTATTTGAGTATTGGTTTTAGAATGAATACCTATTTTTAAAAAAGAAAAACAAGAATATAATATAAGTAATTCTTCTTTATTACAAATTTGATTAAAAATTATATTTGTAATTCTAAAACCAAATATATTTAAACAAATTATGATATTATTGAGTATTAAACGATCATTAAATTTTTGTTTATGAATGAAAAATCTAAACATTTTTCTTATTATAAAAAAGATATGGATATCTTTTTTGATTTGATTTTCCGTTAAAGTAATATCATTATTTAAAACAATAATATTATTTAAATAATAACATTTTTTAATTGCATAATTAATAATAAATTCACGTTTTTTTAACATAATGACCTTTCAATAAAATTAATTTGTTTTTCTTTTATTTATTTTTGTTTTTCTTGGTTTTTTTATTTCTGGTTTATTATCATTTTCATCTTTCAATAAAACATCATCTTTTATTAAATCATTTCTGGCTATTAAAATTTCACCTGTTATTGGATGTATCCAACCTTTTTTTGATGGTATAACACCTAATTTTAAAGCCCATTTTGGTGGTTGTTTCATAATTTTTTCCTTTTATTGTTTATTAATATGAATTGGTTAGAAAATAAATATATTAATTTATTAAGTTATAATTTAAAATATTATACTAAAATATCAACAAATCCTTTTGTTGCTAATTTCCGTTGTCCAATTTGTAAAGATAGTAAGAAAAAAGAATTTCTTAAACGTGGTTATTTATATGAAAAAAATAATAAAATATTTTTCTTTTGTCATAATTGTAATACATCAGAACCTTTTTGGTTATTTTTTTCAAAACAAAATCCTATATTATATAAAGATTTTAAATTTGAACAATTCAAAAATTCAGAAATAAAAAAACCAATTATTGATTTTTCTATCAATAATAGAATTATTACATATAATAATATTTATCTTGGAAAAACAATTAATGAATTACCAGAAACTGATATAGTAAAACAATATGTAATCAAAAGACAAATACCTAAACAATTTTGGAAAAGTCTTTTTTCTTCTAATATTTATAATATCATTAAATTAATACCAAAATATGAATATTTATATGATAAATTTAAAGATAATAATATACCTTTTTTAATTATACCATTTTTTGATAAAGAAAAACATTTTAGTTATATCAATTGTCGTTCTATATTACCTGATAATAATTTTCGTTATATAACATTAGAAATAAATAAAGAAAATCCAAAAATATGGGGTATTGAATATATTGATTATAATAAATTAATATACATATTAGAAGGACCTATTGATGCAATGTTTTTACCTAATTCATTAGCATTATCTGGTATTCATAATATATTACCTGAAAATTTAAATACAAATAAAAAAAATATTTGTTTTATTTATGATAATGATATGTTTCATAATAAACATATTTATACACAAATCACAAAAAGAATAAATGAAGGATATTTAGTAGTTATTTATGATAAAAATTTTCAATATAAAGATTTAAATGATTCTATAATTAATAATTCCTTTACTTTAGAACAATTATATTTATATATACAAAAAAGAACATTTTTTGGATTAAATGCTTTATTAGAATTATCACATATTTCAAAACAAAAGAATTATTAATTATGAAAAAAACATTATTATTAATCGATTTTAGTCAAATCGTTTTTTCAAACACATTAAACCAGAAATGGTTACAAACTCAAACCATGGATATTAATTTATTAAGACATATAATATTAAACAATATACAATTTTATATGAAAAAATTTAATACAAATATAAAAGATATTATATTATGTTTTGATAATACTAATTATTGGAGGAAAAAAATATTCATTGAATATAAACAAAATAGAAAAAAAACAAAAGAAAAAGATATACTTTTTTGGAAATTGTTTTATGAAAAGTTTAATCAAATAAAAAATGAATTTGTCAATGAATTACCATTTTATTGTTTAGATGTTGATTGTTGTGAAGCAGATGATTTAATTGCTATTATTTCTGAAATTGAATGTAATGAAAAAAATATTATTGTATTAAGTAGTGATAAAGATTTATTACAAATACAAAATTATTGTAATAATATAAAACAATGGAGTCCAATTAGAAAACAATATATTACAATGGAAGATCAAAATTATAATTTTTTCGAACATATTATTAGAGGTGATAAAGGTGATGGTATACCTAATATTTTATCTGACAATGATGTTTTTATAAATAAAAATAAAAGAAATAAAACAATATACAAAACAAAAATAAAAGAATGGGAACAATTTGGAATTAATAAACCTGAATATTTTTGTGAATCTTTAGATATTTTAGAAAAATTTAAAAGAAATAAATGTTTGATAGATTTACAAATGATTCCATTTAATATAAAAAATGATATTATTCAAAAATATCATGAATTATTAGAAATAAATAATACCAAAAAAAATATTTTTAATTATTTAATAAAATATGAATTAAAAAAATTACTTATAGAAAATTATTTTATATAAAAAAAAAAGGAAATAATATGATTTATAATTATCAATGTAAAAATTGTCGGTGACAAAAAAGAATATATATTAAAAATGGATGATAGATTAAAACCTTTACAAAAAAAATGTATTATTTGTCGGAAAAAAAGAAATACAACAAATCATTGTTTCTGCTGTACCAATAGCAGATCCTTATAGGTTAGGTTTGAAACAAAATTCATCTGAATGGAATGATTTTATGAAAAGATTGAAACAAAAGAATCCTGGTAGTAATATAAACATATGAAAAAAACAAAAAATAGTTCAAAATTATTAAAAGAATTATACATAATAAAAAAAGAAAAAAATTGTACTTTATTTGAAGCGGCTAGTATATATTGTGAAATTTTCGACATTGAACCAGAAGATTTTTTAACATATATGGATAAAAACACATTACAACAAATAAAAAATTCTGCTATAAATAATAAAAATGTTCGTAAAAAATATTTATCAAAACAAGAATCACATAAATTAAATTTTTTATTATGAATTGAATATAAAAAACTTGACATTTTATGTAAAGTATATTAATATATATACTTCATTAAAAGGAAAAATTAAAAAAATGTAATTCAATAAATTAACAAAAATCAATAAATTAATAAAATTCAATAAATTAACAAAAATCAATAAAGTAAAATAAATAAGGTAAAAAAATGTCAGATTTAATGAAACAATTAGCAGAATTAAGAAGAAATAGTAAACAAGCAACACAAATAATACAAGATACAATTATAAGTGGACAGAAAAAAAGTTATAATGATGATAGATTTTGGAAACCAGAAGTAGATAAAGAAGGAAATGGTATTTTTATTATTAGATTTTTACCATCAAAATATGAAGCAAAACCTTTTGTAAAAGTTTATAATCATGGTTTCAGATCAAAAGAAGGCAAATGGTATATAGAAAAATGTCCTAAAACAAAAAGTGAAGATGAACCATGTCCTGTATGTGAATATATAAATCAATTATATAGTGTTAAAAATAGTCAACCACATCGTGAAGAAGAAATAAAAAAAATCATTGAACAAAAAAGCAAAAAATTATCATATATCAGTAATATATTAGTAATTAATGATCCAAATAATATAAACAATAATGGTAAAGTTTTTCTTTTTAGTTATAAGAAAACTGTTTTTGAAATGTTAGTAGAAGCACTTTTTCCTAAATTTGGAGAAGCAAAATTCAATCCATTTGATTTAGATTCAGGCGCACCTTTTTATTTAAGAATGTATAATAAAGGAAGTAACAATTTCAGTCGTTCTTATGATAAAAGTAAATTCGGACAAAATGGACCAGTTTATCCAAATGATGAACAAATTGCTGAAATTTTAAATAAAACTTATTCATTAACAGAATTTATAGATTCAAAAAATATTCTTAGTTATGATAAAATGCGTGAAAAATTTGGACCAGTTATTGGTGATATTGGTAATAACATATCATCACCACCTCCTATAAATAATTTAGAACAACGTTTTAATCGTTCACCTTCTTTACCACAAAATTTTGATGATGATGATTTATTAATAAAATCACAATCATCAAATGAAAATGAAAAATTAACATTTGATTCACCATCAATAACAGATGAATTTGATGAATTTGAAAAAGCATTAAGACAATAATTTAATTAATAAGGGTGTCAAACACCCTTATTTAATATTATGCAAAATATAAAAACCAATAAACTTTATAAAATCATATCTATCTATAATCAATATAAACCTATTGAATATGATAAAATTGAAATCACACTTTTTTTAAAAACAAAAAATGGAATAAATTGGAATGGTGGTTTAAAAAGTGATATTTATAATGATAGAATATTTAATAATACATTAGAAAATGTTATTACTTTTATCAATAAAGAAATCGATAATATATCTAAAGAAATATTAATAATATTATATGAAAATTTTAATATATGGTTTAAAAATTATTCACTAATAAGAATAGAAATTCTAAAAATGATAAAATATTACAATATTGATATAAATATTGAATTAAAAAACACATTAAAAAATGAAGAAGGAAAAATATGAAAGATATAATGATTGATATAGAAACATTAGGTCAAAGGGAAGATGCAATTATATTAAGTATAGCTTGCATACCTTTTGAATGGGATATTTATTATGATATTAATCATTATATTGATAGTGGTATAAAAATTAATTTAAATATACAAGAACAAGAACAACAAAAAAGAACAACAGATAAAGTAACAATAGATTGGTGGAAAAAACAAGATAAAAATGCAATAAAATGTAATATCACACAACCAACAAATGTGCAATCAGTTTTAATAGGTTTAACACAATTAACTGTTTTTATAAAAAATAGTGATTATGATTTTCAAAATAGTTATGTTTGGTCACGTGGTAATTATTTTGATTTTCCAAAAATAGAACATATTTATAGAATAAGTAATAATTTACCATTACCTTTTAATTATTGGAAAGTTCGTGATACAAGAACATTTATTGATATTAATAATGTTGATAGTCAAAGAAAAGGTTTATATGATTTAAAAGAACCTTTACCTAATAATTTTATTCATCATGATTGTTTACATGATTGTGCTTTAGAAGTTGCTAGAATAGTTGAATTAACACATATTTTATTAGGTAAATATCAATGAATATAATAAAAACATT